CACAAACCCGGACGCTACAAGAACTTTGAACAAGCAGCCTTCAGTAGTTTGTCCAAGTACGATAGTAGTGTCGAGGGTCAGGTGTACGCTATAACTAATCCTAACTTCCCTGACTGGGTCAAGATAGGCATGGCTATAGACGCTGAGGACCGCTTGAATGGCTACCAAACTTCTTCCCCATTTAGAGATTATGTGTTACAATATAAGTATGATGTGAACAATCGTCGAAAGGCAGAATCACAGGCACACACAGAGCTACAGAAGTCCTACGAACGTAAGGGCGAGTGGTTCAAATGCACACCGGAGCAGGCCAGAGAGGTTGTCTCTAGTACAGCGGAGGAGTACAAATGAAAAACACTTACAACCTCGTGAGTGACATCTACAACCTAGTGTCTACTAAAGACGTAGCAGAAGGAGTAGACATCGAGAGCTGCATTGAGCAGTTTGGTGAGAACGTCAAGGACCTCATGCGTAAGGAGTTTACAGAGGTCAGAGACGACTCACGTAAACTACGTATGTCCAACATAGGACGTGAAGAACGTTTCCTCTGGAATGTGTACAACGACGTTGACAAAGGCGAGGACTTAACTCCTAATACCTACGTCAAGTTCCTCTATGGGCATCTAATTGAAGAACTGCTACTGTTCCTCACAAGAGCTGCTGGTCACCAAGTGACAGATGAGCAGAAGAAGTGTGAGGTCAACGGCATCAAAGGTTCTATGGACTGCAGGATAGACGGGGTTGTGACTGACGTGAAGTCTACTTCCACCTACGGCTTCAAGAAGTTCAAGGAAGGGACACTAGCCTACGACGACCCTTTTGGGTACATAGGACAGATTAAAGGCTACGCTCACTCAGAAGGTGAAACTAAGTTTGGCTGGCTGGCAATGGACAAACAGAATGGTCATCTGACTTATCTGCTGTATGACTCTGAGGACACGCAGGCACCTGTGTACGACCTTATCTCTTATGACATAGGAGAAAGAATCAACCAGATAAAAAAGATGGTAGAGCAGGAGGAGCCACCAGAGGTATGTTACGAAACTATCGCAGATGGCAAGAGTGGCAACCAGAAACTCGCTATAGGATGCTCCTACTGCTCGTACAAAAAAGAATGTTGGCCTTCCTTAAGAGGGTTCGCGTATTCAGCAGGTCCACGTTATTTAACAGAGGTATTCAATGAGCCGAAAGTACAAGAAATCGAAGTTTCGTAGTGTTTTTGAGGAACACACAGCGGAAGTACTGAAGGGTTTTGAGTACGAACCCTACACAGTACCTTACACAATACACAGGAACTACACACCGGACTTTGTACACGTCCCCAGCAACACGCTGGTTGAGTGCAAAGGTTTCTTCAGGGAAGGAGACACTAAGAAGTACACTAGCATCAGAGACAGTCTTGAGGACTACCAGAGCCTTGTGTTTGTTCTTATGAATCCAAATAAAAAAGTAAGGAAGGGAGGTAAGATTACTATGTCTCAATGGTGTGAGAAACAAGGTCTTGATTGGTACACATTAGATACGCTACAGGAGTTGATGGACGATGTCTCTAACAATGGAGGAAATTAAAGAACTTCTACTTCGTAACTACGACCCTGAAGACTTTCTGGAAGCACTGGAGATAACTTCCGAAGAGCTTCTGGACAGGTTTGAAGACAAGCTGATAAACAAACTAGAGGTATTCGCGGAAGAGCTAGAGGATGAAGAGGAGAACGAAGATGAGTATTGATTTAGCAACGGAAAAAGAGTGGGACGCTCTGGTTCATAGACCACCTCACTACAATCAGGGAGGCATGGAAGCCATTGACTACATTAAGCAGCAACTGGGTGACGGTATTGTTGACTACTGTCAAGGCAATGTCCTGAAGTATCTGCACCGCTGGCGCTGCAAGAATGGTCTACAGGACCTGAAGAAAGCACAGTGGTACTTAAACAGAATGGTCGAGGAACAGGAGGCTGTAGAATGAAAGTGATTGAAGGAGGTTTCGACCAAAAGAATAAAACAGACGAACTCACTGTGCCTATGGTGTTTGACGCTATCGTCGCTAAGGAAGACTTGGAAAGCTACGACGAGGCTTTCTGCGTTGTTAAGTCAGAAGACTTCATCCTTGTTTCTACGAACATGGACACAACAGGGCTTTACTTCCTGTTGGACCAACTGAAGATGTCACTAATAACCGGAGGAGAATACGAACTATAATGGACGCATATCAAGAATACATACATAAATCAAGGTACGCCCGTTACCTGCCTGAAGAACAGCGCAGGGAGACGTGGGAAGAAACTGTGAACCGTTACTTGGACTTCTGGGTAAGTAAGGAGAAGTTGTCCAAGAAGGAAGCTAAGGACCTCTTTGACCCTGTGCATGATTTAGACGTAATGCCCAGCATGAGGGCACTGATGACTGCAGGTGAGGCTTTGGACAGAGACAATGTCGCTGGGTTTAACTGCTCCTATCTACCTATAGACCACCCTAAAGCCTTTGACGAGATGATGTACATACTTATGTGTGGCACAGGAGTTGGCTTCAGTGTGGAACGTCAGTACATCACTAAACTACCAGAGGTTGCAGAGAAGTTCCATGACACAGATACAGTTATACACGTCGCTGACAGCAAAATTGGATGGGCTAAATCTTACAGGGAACTTATCGCGATGCTCTTTAGCGGTCAAGTACCCAAGTGGGACGTTTCTGGAGTTAGACCTGCAGGGGCAGCCCTTAAGACCTTCGGAGGTAGAGCGTCTGGTCCAGAGCCTCTTGTTGACCTCTTCCAATTCACCGTGGAAGTCTTTCGAGCATCTGCTGGACGACGACTCAGTTCCATCGAGTGTCACGACCTCTGTTGTAAGATTGCACAAATCGTTGTCGTTGGGGGAGTCAGACGCAGCGCCCTCATCAGTCTCAGTAATCTTACCGACGACAGAATACGACGAGCTAAATCAGGGCAGTGGTGGGTAGATAATCCTCAGCGTGGCTTGGCTAATAACTCAGCTTGTTACACAGAGAAGCCTGACTTTGAAGCTTTCCTGAACGAGTGGAAGTCTCTGTATGAGTCACGGTCAGGCGAGAGAGGTGTCTTTAGTCGTGTCGCTAGTCAGCGTCAGGCAGAGAAGAACGGACGTAGGGACGCAAGCTTTGACTTTGGTACAAACCCATGCTCAGAGATTATACTTAGGCCCTACCAATTCTGTAACTTGTCTGAGGTAGTCGTGAGGGCTGAGGACACACTAGAGACCTTACGTATCAAGGTCAGGTCCGCGACTGTCCTAGGGACGCTACAGGCTACCCTGACTGACTTCAGGTACTTGCGTAAGATATGGAAGGACAATACGCAGGAAGAGGCGTTGCTAGGAGTGTCACTCACTGGCATCATGGACCATCCAGTTATGTCAGGGAGGAAGAGCCGTGAAGAACTTCGGCAGTGGCTCACGCAGCTTAAAGAGGAAGCTATTAAGACTAATCGTACTTGGGCTAAACGTCTTGGCATCAGTGTTAGCACTGCCATTACTGCTGTTAAGCCTTCCGGTACTGTATCTCAGTTGGTGGATAGCGCATCAGGCATCCATCCTAGATACGCGGAGCAGTACATACGAAGAGTAAGGGCAGATGCACGAGACCCACTCTGTGCTGTCCTAGAGGCTGCAGGAGTCCCTGTGGAGATGGACGTTACTTCTCCTACTACTAAGGTCTTCTCGTTCCCCATCAAGTCTCCTAAGCAGGCTGTAGTAGCGACTGATATGGGAGCTATGGAGCAGTTGTGTCTGTGGGAGATATATCAGGACTACTGGTGTGAACACAAGCCTTCCATGACTTGCTACTATAGGGACGATGAGTTTCTGGAGGTAGGGCAGTGGCTGTACAATAAGTTCGACAAGGTTAGTGGCATTAGCTTTCTACCTTACTCAGAACACACGTACCAGCAGGCACCCTATGAACCTGTGGACTCAAAGACGTACCAGCAGCTAGTCAAGGAGTTTCCTAAGACTATCGAGTGGGACATCGTTGAGGAAACAGACATGACTGAAGGGTCACAACAGTTGGCCTGTGTTGGTAACAGTTGTGAAATCTAGAGTTAGGACCTAGCGCCCTTCCTCTCCTTGTGTTTGTCCCATTATAGCGGCAGAGGCAGCGGTGGTTAACATACCCCGTTGTCTTTGTTGTTCCGCTTTTAGTACTGCGTCGCTAGGCTTGAAGTCTACAATCTCGTCCACTACTTCTCCATAACCTCTGCCGTCACTTTTGCCCACAGGGTGGTCGTACTTCCCGCCTTTAAGGTCTTTGACCATAGGAGGAGTAACCGCAATCAACCTGTTGGGAATAAGGTGTTTCATCGCTCTCAGCGTAGGAACCATTCCTCTGGTTTTCTCCTGTATCTTACCTGCTATTCCTTCAAACAAGTTATGCTCGTCTGACATAACGCCTATTAGTTTACCGTCTGTTGTTACTTTGACTAGGTAGTTAATACCACCTTCCGTTATGGCAGAACCCGGACGAGACCCAGTTATCCAGACTCCTCCATCTGCTGCTTGTCCTTTGACAGAAAACTTTAACCTATCTTCTTTTAAACCTTGTGATACTGCTGCTTCCGCGTTTAACAGAGAAAACAATTCATCAGGAGAAACATTGTTTCTGCCTTCAAAAATCTTCTTTGCTTTGCTAACAAAAGGAGCGTGAATTAGTACGTCCATGTGATGTCTTCCGGTAGCAGCACGACCATCACCGGGGTTTTTAATAGCCAGTATTGGGGTTTCTGCGTCCTTAAAAGAAACTTCTGGGCCTCCTCCCATTTTCTGCGAAGGCTCTGTCCACACTGTGCTAAAATGGTCTTCAATGAAGTCTAAATCTTCATTAGACATTTTAAGAGGCATCTTCTTTCTCTGACCTGCGGAGTCTTTTGGGTAAGGCTTCAGTCTATTATTTCTAACTGAATCAGCATAAGCTCCGGGGTAATAGTCTACTACTTCCGCAACGTCAGACCTTCTCATGACCTCTCCTAAAACACTAGATTCTCCTAACCTACCAGCTTGCTCGTGTATTCTTCCTAAGTACTGACCCTGAGCTACCGCTCTTGGAGTCCCTTTTTCTATGTTTTTACCTGCTTTCAACGATTTGAAAAAGGGTAAATTATAGATTAACGTCTCAAGTTTACTACTCGCTCCTTCCCTAGCTCTTTTCATTATTTGTTGAGAAGAAGTAGTTATCCCTTGTTCTCTGTACTTTGCTCTGGAAGCAGGAGAGGCCATGTCTCTCACAGTTCCTACTATTTGGTTAGGGACCCAAGCTGCAACTGAGGCTACTTTATCAGGGCCGTAGTAGCCCGGAATTACATTATTGG